AAGGTTTTGAAACCAAAGAACAGGCAATGCTTGCGCTAGAGGAATATCACGGCGCGGACATTGAATATCTGTTCATTGAACTTGATTGAAAGGATTGATGATCATGAAAGAACGGACGAATAGGTGATGAGTCCTAATTATGACATTTCTCGAAAATTCTTCACTTACAACAAAGCCGTTCATCCTGCACCAATCAATGGATATTCGGTTGATGAATGGGAGAGTTTATCCCCCGGAATGAGACGGGAGATAGTTCGATCTTTTAACAAAGAGAAAGAAGAATGAAAAAAGCGGTTATCACCTTGACATATCCAGAACCGGGATATTTTATTTTCGCGACTATTGTTTGCGAAAATCATGATGGATCGATGTATGACACACAAGTCGCCATCAAGAAATATCTCGAATATGCTTTACAAGCCGAAGATATTGAATTTGGGGGAAGAACAGTTCGATATACGGCAGGAAACAATTCGCCGTTTCGCGGGTCTTTTGAACACAAGACTTTCATGGAAGAAGATATTTACGAAATCAAGCTTCGTTAAAGTGAACGTTGCCGGTTGTCATAACCGATAGATCACCCCCGGAGTCGATAGCCATATTGCCTTCAGACGCGAGAGACATTCCCGCTCCCGATGCGTGCAAGGCTATTCCGCCTTCCGATTGAATATTGGTTGCACCATCAACCAGTTGTTCAACGTTTCCTTGCACAGATGTTTGCTGATTTCCTTTGACAACGCTTGTCTGATTTCCTCCCACAACAGTTTCGGAAGCACCGTTAACGACTGTCTTCTGATTGCCGTTGACGACTGTATTGACGTTGCCTTGGACTGTCATGTCATAATCGCCTTCAACGTTCAGACTTCCGCCGCCGTCAACGGAAATATCCATTGATCCGGTTATCTTCATCTTGCCGTCTCCCAAGACGACTTCGATCTTGTCTCCATTGTTTCTGAAATGAACAGTTCCATTTGGATGCATCTGAATCATTGAACCCGAACGATGTTGGATAGTGATACTTTCCGCGCCTTCCGTATCGTCCATCATGATCGTATGACCCGATGGCGTTCGCTTTATGTTGTAATTCGGATACGTCCCGCCTTTAGTGCGAGCATCTTCCGGTTCATTCCATTTTTCTGTCATATCTTCATTATCCTGTAAATGGTTGTGTTCTGACTACGCCAGACATTCGATACATAAGATTTCCAGTGGCGAAAGGTGATGAATTGTCATAAACAAATATGATCAAAGAATTCGAGGCTGGATTGATTTGTCCTTGCAACATTGCACCATCACCCGTTCGTCTTCCTGCAAATTCATTATAGAATGTATCCGCCGCGACGAAAGGAACGTTACAGAAAGCTGCGCCATTCGCCGTTCCTTTGTTGGTAATGGCGACATTGATAGAGAAAAATCCTGTTTCAAGATCGATTCTCTTGAAATGTCCATTGGCTGAATAAGAGACAATACTTCCTGATTGAGGCGTCACAATCGATGTAAAATAACCGGAATCGGAATATGTTCCGTTTGCGGCTGCGTATGCAGAAGTCAAACGAGTTCTTTCACCAGCCGCGTTAGAATAAGCTTCCGTGCGAATTTCGTCTTGGGATCGAAGTATTCTTACCCAATCACCCCAAACCGAATTACGTTGTGTTCTTCGATAAGAATATGTATTGGCGGACGGTGTCGCCGTTCCGCCGTTCAAAAGACTATAAACAACCTGTTCTGTATAATCGTTAGAATATGCTGTCACCATTCCAACATACCAATCGTCAGCCGCCGTCTGTGTTGGTGCATTGGCTGAATTTGCTCCTGCATACCAACCATTTGTATTAGCTTCGTTCCAATCCAATATTTGTTTTATGTTTTCGCGTAATGGTGCGCGCATATTTGTATTAGGAACCACTGTATTTGCATTACTAAAATCAGGATTCATCTTAGCATTTGCCGCCGCAAAAGCCGAAGTCAGGCGAATTGATTCCGAATTGATCGTAGCGTAAGCAGAAGTCAATCGAGTTGCTTCCGCGTTGGCTTTGGCAAATGATCCAGTCGCGACGTTGGAAGCTTCTTTTGCTACCAGATTCGCGGTATTGGCTTGACCAAATGCAGATGTTAAACGAGACGATTCAGCATTGACAGTTGCATAAGCACTGGTTAGACGAGTTGATTCGGCGTTCACTGTAGCATAAGCTGAAGTTAGGCGAGTTGCTTCCGCATTGGCTTTATCAAATGCTCCAATAGCAGTATTCGAAGCTGTATTCGCTTTGGTAAACGCTCCAATAGCTGTATTAAGCGTATTTGAAGCATCTGACGCCACGTAAGTATTAGCTTTGGCAAAGGCTGCTTGACCGACTGACAATGCATTGTTGGCTTGACCAAACGCACTGGTTAAACGAGACGATTCCGTGTTAATTGTCGAATAAGCCGAAACCGCTATATCATTAGCACTATTTGCCTTTCCGAAAGCCGCTTGCGCTACCAAAAGAGCCGAATTGGCTGTATTGCCAGCTTGACCGGAAGATGACCCAACCGCCGAATTTGCAGTGTCGAAGGCGCTGTTTGCCTTGTCAAACGCCGCAATGGCTGCAATCAATGCTTCCGCTGCTACGTTCGAACTTGGGACAGGAGAAGGATCACTTCCCGGCGTTCCTACCGATGTAGTCGTTCCTGATACGCCATTCTTGGTTGTTGGAAAGAAAGGAATGACTCTTCCATCGCGAGCAATAAGTTGTTTCGCCTTGAAAATGATATCTTGGGTTGCGCCTTTGCCCGCGCTGTTGTTGTTCGTTCTCTGCTTTTGTTTACGAGAATTCAGGGAACTCGATACCTTTTCAACAGCTTCCTTTAGTTCGGTCGCCTTGGCAGTATCCTTCATTCTTTGAATCAAATCCTGAATAGGAGTTCCTTCAGACGTAAAGAAACTGTCTCCGTCAACGCCGGTTCCGGGGATCGAACTCAATAGGCTTTGCAATGCATTCTTGATATTTTCAATAAAATCATTGGCGACTTCGACTATCTCGCCTTTGGAGTTGATTTCCTGTTTGATTGCTCCAAAGATCGAATCGGAATTGATTGAAACATTAGAGATATCCGAAAGCGTATCAGCCAATGTGTCCGGATGCTGTAAGGTCTGAATTACTCGCAACAATTCCCCGGTTGTCTTGACATCTTTCATCAAGTCCAGTGCTTTAGTCAGGAATTTTTCTTGGTTAATCAGATTGCCAAGGGAAGCTCCACCGGGAGGCGATACCGAATTGATATCTCCACTTGCCGTCTTGACAAAGCTTTCCAAAGTCTGGACCATTGTGTCAGGCAAATCTAATTGAGAAATCAATTGAGAGATAAGACTGTTCAAGTCAAGACTAGACACAAGACCGCTTAAACCAGCTAATTTGGAACTGGTCATTTGCGAGGCTGCTTTGTCTATAGCAGTTGAAATGTTCTTGAATGGAGTATTTCGAATTCCCGACAAAGCAAAGACTGCACCATCGGAAGGCAAACCGCGAAGAGTCGCCTGTTTAAATTTCTCCCCTTTTTCTTCAATCTCTTTCTTGAACTTCTCCAATCCTGTTCTGTTGCTTTCCAGAATGGATTTGATGTTGGGAGGAAGCTTGATTTTCAATTCGATGTTTTGTGCTTTGTCCAAGAAAGGCAAAGTTGTATTGCCGGGAACGGAAGCACCCGATTCCTGTTTGGTTGCGAACGAACCAAGCAAGTGAGAATATCCAGTATGTTCGGCACCTTTGGGAATATAACCAGCCAAGATCGTCCCCGGAGTCGGTGGGCGATGAAATTCGGATGCGTCTGATTTGAGAGTTTGATTCAGAGGAAGGTGTTCGGTCTTGACGTTTTGACCATGCTTGCCCATTTGACGGACGCGAATACGTCCGGTTTCTTCCGGGTCTGGATCACCATCATGACCGCCTTCAACAATGAAATATTCGATATTACTCATTTATTATCCTAATGTCTGTCCATTTCCGACCGATTTGGACAAGCAATCGATAGTTGTTGTCGCCATTCCATCAGTCTTGAAAGTGTGAGTCAAAGCCGAAATCAAATAATAACCAGTGCCATAATCATCATTGACTTCAACTTGGTCTGTCGATTTATATATCTTGTTTGGGAAAGAAGCCTTGATCATCTTCCCTACGTGTAAGCTCGGATGAAATCCAACTGTCATTCTTAGAGCAACCTTGTCCGCATCCAATAGAGACAGTCTTGCCGTTCTCTTCAGCTTGTGTCGCTCTACATCGATTTCGCAATTCGGCTCACTTGCGGCTGAACCCTGATTGGTGAAAGAAACGTCACCTTCCCCGCCTCCCATTCCGCATTGGGAATTATTTCCTCCAATGATCGAATGAATGCCATTGAACGGATTAATCAGCAACAAAGAATTGAAGTCATTCGAGCCGTCCACTCCATTCATCAAATCGGCAATAAGATCGAAATCACAAGGAAATTCATAGCTCAAAATCGAGTCTGGATTCTCAAAGACTTGCGCAACTCGACCTTGTTCGGAATATGCGAATTCCGCGATATGGTTCTTTCGAGTCATTCCATACAGGGATTCAAATCTGTGTGTTCCAACCAAATCTTCCGTTGTCATATAATGAAGAAAAGACGGATCGTTTCCCCCTGCCAAGGCAACGTCTGATTGTTGCGCGACGACCTGATAAGGATGAATATTTTCAGCAAAATAGGTGCGAACTGGCGAAGCCGATTCCACAATCAACTTGGGAACACCGACACAACCTTTCAGAGCATCGGCAACTATGACATGAGGCGGAACGCATTTCCAAGACTTGGACATTCGACGGGACGCATTGCGAAAGACTGTTTCATCTGAACCGATGATTGAGAATGAATCGACCTGATCTGATATTGGCTTTCGTTCCGATACTCGAAAGACCTTGCCATTAAATGCGAAATCAGGAATATAACCGAATTTTTCCAAGATCGGTCTTTTTGCTCGAAAAAACAGATTAGCTCCTGCATACTTGTCAAGGTCTTTGACATAGCCATTGTGACGATAGGACTGGACTTCGATATTGAATTCGATGGTAGGTGACATAAGCGATTCAATGATCGAAATGCCTGTTATACTGGTTTCTTTCAGAAGATCGATATTGGCGTCTGTATCGATTGTAAATCCAGTTAAAGCTTCGGGATTGATGATAGACATTAGAAGCCTCGCAAATCACGAAAGAATGTGTTGCGTCCCTGAACAAAGCTATTCATTTCCGATTGAATTTGAGGATAATACTCTTTCTTTATTAGACGAATATTTCTTTTCTTCTCGTTCTCTGCATTTTCCCAATCATAATAGGTAATTGCTTCCTTGGAAATAACAATTTCAACTGCACTTCCATTCTTGAATAGCCCGGATATGTTAGGATAATAGGTTTCGGCAAGTTCTGAATAGGTATCGTAAGGCAGGTCTTCAGCATCGTTTGTTCTGGCATCTGCCAAATCGACGTATTGTCTCGTCTCTGTCCACTTGTTTGAATTGGTATCGCGAGAACGAATTACTTTCTCGTAATGGTGAATGTTGGTCTTTGCCCACTCAATCGAGCCGTATTTGTCTCGAATGAAGTTGTGAAAGTTCTTGCCTGTCAGAACCCAATCGTAATAAGGATCGACAATATCATTGGCATAGAGAATAACCCAATGAGCTAGAGGATCACCATAATATTTCAAGGCAATTGATTCAGGCGTGTCTTGTTCTCTCACTGAATAGAGATAATAGACAACATTCTCGTTCTTGACGATATCCTTGAACTTGGTTCGAAAAAGAATGTCGGTTACTGTATTCTTTCCATATGTTGTGACAGGAAAATATCCAAAGAACATTAGTAACCTCTTTCGATCATTGCGCGGTCATTAGGATCACGTTCACGCAAGTTAAGTCTCATTCTGATCTGGACTGGATAACCATTACGAAAAGTGACCCATTGCCCACCCGGGGAATAGTCAACGTCAACTTGCTCGATAACGCATTCATCGATCTTTGGTATATTCGTGTTCTCCACTCCATTATGAAAGAATTGAACGTCAATGGTATCAGGAGCGGACCAAACGAATGTGTTCAACAATTGCGGTCCAATGCCTTTACCATCAACAGAACGTCTTGGAGCGGCTGTTGCTCGCAATTGTTGAATCATCTTCTTTAGCTCGTTTGTCTCCGCTTCATTAACAGGCGCGAACATGAACTCGAATGAATATTGACGTTGGGGAATATTGTCAAAAATGACTTCGACCTTGGGATTGATCGAATAACCAGCCAACTTGACTGCTGTTTGCCCATCGTTCAAGAGAGTGTCGAATCCCTTATTGTTCACGGCTGATTGCACTCCCGACAACAATCTATCTGTCAGATTTGTTTGCATATAATCGATTGTGTTGGTGAATATCATTGGATTTGGCATATAGAACGAAAATGCTGCTTTCGCTTTCTTGATACGAGCCGTTCTGTTCTTGTCTCGTTCTTCGGCTGTTGCCAGCGTGCCAGACGTAAAGAAATTGGTGAATTCATTGGCAGTGAAGATGATCGAGTGATTCGAAGGTTGTCCCGGCACTGGAAACTCGTTCACACCTTTGGGAAACGAGTATATTTGCGGAATCTGCTTCGCTTCCGCGTTCAATATTGCAAAATTGGGATTATTGGTATCGACAAAACTGTTTCGATATGAGATTATTGGCATTTTTCCATCCGGTTTGTATAAATAATATTTATGAGCAAAGGCGTTAGATCATACAAAGGTATATTTACTCCCAAACATCCAAAAAAGTATATCGGTGATGTTAATAAGATAGTGTTTCGTTCCCTTTGGGAGAAACAGGTTATGGAATATTTGGATAATAACGCTAACGTTATTGCCTATGGTTCGGAAGAACTTGTAATACCTTATTTATCTCCCGTTGATGGAAAAGTGCATCGATACTTCCCCGACTTTATCGTAAAAATGAAGGATACCCAAGGCAACGTGAAGATAAAAATCATTGAAGTCAAGCCAAAGAAACAGACAATGATGCCTGAAGGCAAGACCATGACCAAGCGATTGATGGAAGAAATGGCAACTTACGCGGTCAATCACGCGAAGTTCGAAGCCGCCAACAAATTCTGCAAAGAAAAAGGTTGGGAATTTGTTGTGGTGACAGAGGATTTCTTGGTATAAAAAAAAGCGGCAATGAAGCCGCTTTAGTTCATTTCTTCAATGAAAACCCAATTGTTTTCGAGCAATTCGTTGATATTGTAAAGAAATTGATTGGCGGGAGGATCGTCTTCCTTCCCAACTTCACCAATCCAACGGAAATCACCGCCGCTTCCTTTCAGGAAACGAACCAAGCGTATTCCTTTGTAAATCGATTCCTGTCCAAAAACATGATAGCGCATGTTGATTTCGATCCTCTATACCATCATCCATGCGATGACCAACAGAACCACACCGATGACAAACGCGAAGAAATGATCGCCGCCAGTGCCAGGGCGCTTGTTGACCGTGACTCCACCGGTCAAAGCCGCCAAGACAAATGCAATCCCGAAAAACCAGAACGGGAAAGACAAGACTGCCAAAAACATTGCCATAATTTCAATCTCCTGCTATACCTTTTCGGAAATTTTCTTTTGAGCAGCGGCAATGGCTACTTGGAATGCCCAAAAGTCACCGTGGAGAGCACGTTCTGTGAATTTCTTAATGATACAATCCAACTGACGTGCTGTATAACCGTCAAGACGAGTCTCGTCGAAAATGTCGGTTCGATTCAGTTCAAGTTCATTGATCTTGCGCATGACTTCAATCTCCTGTTTACATTTTCAATATAGCAGAAAAAAATTCCAATGTCAATAGCCGTTCGATAAATAATGGCATGATCGATCCGGACAAATACAAACACCAAACATATTCACAGTTACGAGACAAGACTCGACGTTCCTTGACATGGTTTCATGACAAGTTGGTTGCGACCGGAAACAAGAAAACAATTTCGAGAAAAGCGCATGGCGTAGTCAAACAGGAGTTAATGGCAGACTCTTTAAGACAAGATTCAAATCATGTCATCGGAAACATGTATTTCTTTGTATATGATCCAAAACACAAGAAAACATTGCCTTACTATGACACCTTTCCTTTGGTCTTTCCTATTGAAATCTATGACGATGGCTTTCTAGGTCTGAATTTCCATTATCTCGACTATAAAAGCAGAATCGTTCTATTGGGAGAACTTAGTTCGCTCGCTAATAACAAGAGATACGATCAGACAACCAAGCTGAAATTGAGCTATCAAAAGATCAAGTCTTTCAGCCAATATTTTCAACCCACTGTCAAGCGTTATCTGGCTGGACACGTCCGAAGCCAATTTATCAAGATATTCCCGAACGAATGGGAAAACGCTTTGTTCCTACCATTGCAGAACTTCGAAAAGGCGACGACTGCCAAGGTATGGAGAGATTCGAGAAAGAAGAACAATGTCCGACCTTGAAGAATTCCGTTCCTCGTTTCGACGCGGATTAGCCAAAGCCGCTAAATTCCAGACATTGATATTGCCTCCCGCCAATCTTCAAAACGAAATCGGCACTCTTCCCCAAGGTGGAAAGATGCTTTGTTCGGATGCTGAATTGGCAGGACAATCCTTGAACACAATGGATTTTCGTTACTATGGACCATCGTTCAAGACACCGAATATCACGTCTTATTCAGACTTTACTCTTACCTTCCTAACCCAAGAAAACATGGAAGAGAGAGATTATTTCTATAAATGGTTTCGATACATAATCGGGAATGGGTCTTACGATCTGGCGTTTCGTGATGAATATGCAGCACGTATTACTATCGAAAAAATACGTGATGACGGACCTATCATCCACAAGACAGTGATTCAGAAAGCCTATCCAGTCAGTGTCATGCCTTTGCCGCTGTCATGGGCGGATGATGGCTTTTTGAGAACAATGGTTCAATTCACCTATACAGACTTCACTATGCAACCTACAGAGGAATATTAATGCTACCTAAAATTGCCTTTCAAACATTTTTTGTTAAATTACCACTATCTGGAAAAGAACTCGAATGTCGATCCTACCTAGTCAAGGAAGACCGAATTCTGTTGATGGCGGCTCAATCCGAAGATGTAAAACAAGTCGCCGCTGCTACTCGACAAGTCATGAATGCGTGCGTGCTTGAACCGAATTTCGACGTAATCAATCTTTCGAATATCGATGCTGACTTCCTGCTTTTGTCATTAAGATCAAAATCGGTCGGGGAAAAGGCTGCACAGAACTTCACTTGTCAGACAGTCAAGGACGAAAAGTCTTGTGATACTCCATTCGAGATTACAATCGATTTGAGAGACGCAAAACTGGACGGCGAAGTTGAAAAGACCAAGACCATTGAAATCACCAAAGGCGTTGGCATCAAGTTAAAGCCTACTTCGTTTGAATCCACTCTCAATTACAATCCAAACGATTCCGAGATTGATCAGGATATCGCTTCGATCTATTACAGTATGGAAAGTGTTTATAGCGACGAGACAGTATTCAGCCGAAAAGACGTTACTTTTGAAGAATTCAAGACATGGATACTGGATTTGGACAGAGTGACATTCAAGAAAATACTTGATTATGTTTCGAATATGCCCGATCTGGTTATTGAAAAGACCCATAAATGCGTGAATTGTGGCACAGAACATCATATCAAGATGGATAGTCTAATGGATTTTTTCGTCTAACGGTTCAGCATGACAACCTGCTGAACCACTATAAATCCAATCTGGCACTACAGAAGAGTCACGGTTTCAATATCGATTATCTTGATAATATCATGCCTTGGGAAAGATTGGTTTATACCGACTTGATCAAAGTGCAAATGGAAGAAGACCGCATTCGAATGGTCGATCACATGAACGCGATGAAAGACACTCAATCAATAGTTAAGAAGATCAAGAAATGAGCGAATTCCTTAGATACCTACTCGACAAAAGAGCCGAAAAGAAAGCCGTTATCGAGGATCGAAAACAGAGAGATATCGATGAAAATGCGAGAGAAGCAGCGGAAATGCTTCGGCGCGATCGTGAAGCTATGTCTTCTCGCGTCAAACAGATGCGAGACAATCATTCAGGAAAATCATCGTCCATTCAACGCGCACCAATGGCAGGAGGGACATCAAAGGGGCAAAAAAGCACTCCTGAACGTCTGGCAAGAATCATCGTTTTTGCGCTTGGTGACAAAATTGAAAGAGAAGTTCGTCAAGCCGTCAGCACAGAGATAAGCAATCCTCAAAATTATACGAATAGAGCTATTGCCGTAGTAGATGACAAGCTGGATTCGGCTAATAAAAGCCTTAATAAGTTGCTTGATTACAGTATCACTACTCATAAGATGCTGGAAAAACTATCAAAGAATATTTCAAGAGGGTCGGGAACCAGTTTTTTTCCTGATTTAGACATTCCGGGTAATAAAAAAGGCAAGGGGTTCAAAATGCCAACCGGAGCGGAACTTGGGTTGATGGCAAGAGCATTTACTTGGATGGCTTCTTTCGGGTTAGGTGTTCAATCTCTTGGTGATACTCCCGGTGATACTTTTGAAGAACAGGTAGCAAATCAAAAGAAATACCGCGAAGGGTTGGAAAAGCTGTTTGGCATCAAGAAGACACCAAGTCATTCCCAAGAAAGAGAACGTGATACTTCTCTGGATCGAATCATTCGTCAAAGAGAATTCAACGGAACTAATTTGTCGCCATTAATGACTCCTCCAAACTTGGCAACAAGTGATGAAGTCGGTCCTAAGCCAAGACGAATGCTTAAGCCTGATAATGCCATTAAAGAACAAAAAATCCTTGAATTGAAGCAAAAAATATCAGTGCTTCGTGAAGGCATTTCCTATCATCTGTCCCAATCTCCCGAATGGCAAAAGAGATATCATAACCGTTATACCAAGGCTCTACAGGATTTAGAGCGTTACCAGCGCGAATTGGCTGCTTTGGAAGGTCTTACTCCCGGTCCTAAGCCAAGACGCCTCCTGAAGCCAAACAAGGCGGTTTCCAAGCCTTCTACAATCCAGAATATGCTAAATGGAATGAATAGATTCGCTCCCAAGAATCCGTCTGTCTCCAATCAGAATGCATCGGATGATTCAGCCTTCTATTTCATGCCTCAAAAGAGACAGTCCAATAATATCGAATATCGATTTGGTGACAACAATATCAATCCAACCAATTCCATTCGTTACAAGCGTCTGTTTGGTGGGTTCGATACCGGCATGGGAACGTATCTTGCTCCACAGATGAGCGGACAATATTCAGGAAATGGTTTCTCTCCAAGAACAACCTATGATGGTTCGTATAATGGATATTCAACCAGTGATCCGAGACAGGAGAATGATGGAAGAAACGGACCTTCCTCGACAATTGCTCGCCAGTATGAACAGAGAAAGAGAACGGAAGCGCGTTTGTTCTCCAATACTCCAATGATGCCGGGAAAGGACGTGAAATCGACCATTACCAACGTCAAAAGTCGAAATGCCGGAATCAGTCAAGGCGCGGGTTCGATGCTGACAGATGCCAAGGGAAGAGTCATTTCGACTGCTGATACAAATCTGCCGGTTCATCAAAGAGCGTTTCTGGACACATTGGCAATGGGTAATGCCACTTCGGGCGGAAACTATTGGGAATCGCCTGATTACAACACGATTGTCGGCGGCAAGAAATTTACCGACATGTCAAAGCATCCTGAAATCTTCGGAACTCCTGATTCCACGGCGGCTGGACGCTATCAGTTCACAAAGACAACATGGAAGGACGTTGTTCGTCGCTATAATCGAGAGAATCCAGACAATCCAATTACAGACTTTAGTGCAAAAAATCAGGATAGCGCCGCTTATTTCCTTGCCCAAAAAGACTATGCAAGACGAACAGGTGGACGCAATCTGGACGAGGATTTGAAAGCGGGCAATACTGAACACATTCGTTCCGGTTTGGGGGGAATGGGAATGGATACGACTTGGCAGATTTTGCAAAAGAAGTCGGTTTCGGATATCGATTCCGCTTATCGTGCCAACCTTGCTCGAAATCAGGAATATGCGACACAACCGGGACAACTATCGGACAAGTCCAAATCAACCTTTGATACTCTGCTGAATCCGGATGCGCGAATTTCGACAAACAAGAAATTCGATCCTGTCAACCCCAGCAAACCAATGACGAATTCTTTCGTTCAAATGTCCAAT